TTCTATGCCAAGGGAATTTAGGCGATTACAGAGGCTGTCTGCGTTCACCACACTTGGTGTAAAGGCTATCCACTTCTTGCGGTCTGAGGCGATTCTGGTGGCTTCTAGGGCTACTTTGCCTAAGTATTTCTCAACCTCAACGGACAACTCGCCAATCTTGTAGTCTCCGTTGGAGATGCCAACCTTGCTGGCATCGATCTGGGTTACAACTCCAAACTTTGGTGGGACTAGTGGCGCAATGAATCCACCATCTAACAACTCACGCATGGTGACTCGACTAGCAAAGCCTGTGAACAGAGGATCGTCCCCATCTGTAAGCCAGACCCCATTGCCCCTAAAGGGCGTGGCGGTCATGCCAACTGTGCGGTATTCGCAGAGTTCGGACAGCTTAGACAAAAAGGTGCGGTACATCCCCTTGGGCTTCGTGTCTACCAGATGCGCCTCATCAATGATCACCATCTTGATGTCACCAAGCAAATGTGCAGATTTAACGATCGATCCTATAGTGGCAACAATCACATCCGCATCATGCTGTTTTTTGCCAAGGCTTGCACTTACAAAGCCAACCTTGATTGTTGATGGCAAAAGTGCTTGCAACTTCTCAGCGTTTTGTTCTGCCAATTCTTTTGAAGGAACTAGCACCACAGTTCTGGGGTGAAAGAGAGGCCATTGCTCCCACATCTGGCGCACAACTTCAGCGCAGATCACAGACTTTCCCGCCGCAGTTGGTAGGACTAGCAACGGGATGTCTGTGACCTCTTGATGCTTTGTCCACCAATCAAACAAGCTAGTGACTGTGCGAGTCTGGTACTCACGCAGGATCATACGAACTTGCCTCCATGCTGTTTGCGTATCTCTAAGCATTGCTCGTCCACCAGAATAGTCTTGTCTGCACAGGCGTGGATTTCCTGACTACTTAAGTGGTCTGGGTTCTTGGCTGGATCGCCATTGGCAAAGCGTTTGCCATCTGCCATTTGGTAGACAACGCCATCTCCATCTGTGTCAATAGGATGGGCAGTTTTAGCCAACAAAATTGGAATGATCCTGTGGTCTGCACAACCTTGTCGCTGGTCATCAACCGACAAATCTTTTTTGTGCGTTTGGCAACTCCATCTTGCTTCTCCATCCATTTCTGGGGTGGCATGGGCGCATGATCTGCAAGATGCGGCTGGTGTATCTGTGCCGTGGCAAATTGCGTGGTAGTCGCAGAACTTGCACTCATACCAACTAGGATCAGTAGAGACACCAACAGGAGGCTCCGTGGCGGTGATAACTGCAATGGCTTTGTCAATGATGGCCTGAGCCTCAACGGGATCAAACTCGATTCGTTCTGTATATATTTCATCGTTATCCTTGTTGACTACAAAATACAAGGCTCGTTTGCAACCATCGTCACCAAACTCGTCTTGCGTCCACTTCATGTATATTTGCATCTGCGCCCAATGTTCGGGCTTGGACTTCTTTACGCCATTTTTTTGCATATCTCGAAACATCTTGTCTGAGGCTGTCTTGATCTCCAAGATGTGCGGTGACTTGGGAGCCTGTGGCAGACCAGTAACGATGCCATCACAGTTGCCTTGGAAATGCCCACCAGAAGACTCTTCAACAAAAGACCATTGCTTGCCTGTCGTTGGATTATTCTGGTAGACAGTACAACCAATGCTTGCCAAGTCTTTGTAGACCCGTGGCTCTTGCAGATGCCCAGACTGAAACACTCGATACAAGCGTCCTGAGAATTGTGGAGCCTTAGACCATCGAAAAGAATACCAATGCTGGCGCAAACAAGGCTTGCCAATAGCAGAGGCTCCAAGGTATGGACGCTGTGGCTCAGAGCCATACTTTGCTTTGTAGTAAGCAAAGATGGCATCTGCCACAGGGTCAACTACCGCAGTTGGTAGTTGTGCCATATTACTTCTTAGCCCAAGCAGGGGCTTTGGAAGTTGTGGGTGCAGTAGCTGGTGCATCAGCAACTTGTGCTGAATGCGTAGGCGTAGCACCAGAGGCAGACTCATAGCCCTTGATGTTGTTGCTCTCTTGGTACTTGCCATCTGCCTCACGGACTGTTACCTTGACTCGCACAGGCTTGTAATGCAATGCAGAAGTGTCTTCCAGCTTGATCACATTCACAGCATGGCAAAGTGCAGACAACTGCGCCTGTGCAATGCGTTGAGTGGTTTCGTTTGTGTGCTGAATGTTCATGTTGTCCCACACACGCCGTCCCTTGTACTGCCCATCAATGATCTCCAAGGTCAGCTTCAAGCCTTCACCATTGCCAGAGGCCAATGGGCGAATGTCAGACTCTGTAACGTGGGCAAGGTAAGTGCCTGCGGGTAAGACTCCATTTGTTACCTGTGGAGCGACAGCGGATGCGTCAAAAGAAAAGTTAGCCATTTTTTAGATTCCTAAAAGTTAATAAAGTTACGGACTGAAAGATCAAGACTGTGCTTTTGTAAGCGAGTCTTGGAATACCGCCCAGTCAAGCGGCATATTCGATAAGCCAAAGCGGTTGCCACCGCAATGCGCTGGGTGCGCCTCAACGTGCAAAATGCGTTCACCCGTAGTGGTTGCCTTGGTTTCTTTCTTGTTGAAACCAGCATCTGTTTTGTTTGTGTAAATTCTGTAACCAGCGTAGCCAATCACATCTGCCCACTCCTGCACCAATGCGGCGGCTCTGTCGTGGAGTTTCAGCACATGAGAGTCATAGCCCTCAGTTAAGGGGTCTTCCACTCGTTTGATCTTGTCGTGGGCTATGAGGATGATGCCCATTTGCTTTGTCGATCTAAGAACTTCTAACCCAGTTAAGAGGTTGCGCCATTCTTCAGCGGCGGCAACGTAGCCCTTCCCAAAGCCTGGTTGCTCGATGCTCTTCCAACCATTAGCTTTGCACACATGATCTTGAACCTGTGGCTCCAACCAGTCAAGCGAATCAATGAACAGCGTCTTAAAGTCATGCTCGTTAGTGATCAGCGTTTCAATAGCTGAATAGACCTCTTGCAAAGAACTCGCCAAGGGAAATGCGTTTGTATCTACTGCGTCTGCGCCATCCTCAGTCAAGATGCCAATCGCATTAGGTGCGTGTGATGCAAAGGTGGTCTTGCCAATCTTTCCTGCGCCAACTAAACAGATTTTTGGCGCACGAACACGGCGGGTCTTGGTGATGGATTTGAGATCGAACATTTTTAGTCTTTCAGAGTTACGGATGGTTTTGCGGGTTTGGATGTAAAAAATTTAGCGGCCTCTGCATACGCAGGAGCATCGAGTTCTTGTAAGGCACGAAGTTGGCGCAGATCAACATCTGGCTTCCAACGGAATGCTTTCTGCACGTTGGCACCAAGCATCTCGAACACAGCAGACAAGGCTTCTGCATCGACTGTGCGGGTCAGCTTCCAAGCAATGGAAAACTCCTCATCATTGTGTGTACCCTCACCACCATCTGGCGTGGCATAGAGCGCAAGAATCTTGTTCTCCACATCGAGGCGGTTCTTCTTGGCAGTTTCCTCCGCCATTTTTGCGGCTCTTAATTCCGCAACAAGTTTAGTAATCATTGGAGTTTTCCTTCATATCTTTAAGGGCGGATTCGCAGATGTGATCCACAAGGGATTGCATAAGCAGATGGGCAATGTCAACGCCATTGGTGGTGGCGTTCACAAGGTTCATGCACTCTTTGATGTCGGGTGCGTCTGGATAGTTTTCTTCTGCTGGTTCATACTCCAACTTGCATTGGAGTTCAACACCTTCAACCTCGCAGTTGAATTGGTAGAGGTCTGGGGTCATGCTCTGATCCCCCAAGCGTTGAATAAAGGTTTGGCATCATAGACAGGTTGAATTTCAACTGTCGATTGGAAGGAGCCAGCGGTTCTGTGGGTGGGTCTGCCCCATGCGTCTTTGGCATTCAGGTTGACCAGTTGGCCTCGGCGAACTGCCATGTAGACGGCGTTGGGCGTAAATCCCTCTGCCATGATCTCTTTGATCGTGCGTGGCTCGGCGCAGAACTCTTGGAGTCGGGTGATGTGGGTCATGCTGACCACCATGCGACTAGGAGCCATGCAAAGCCTACTGCCACCAGCGTGGCGGCGAGGATGTCTTTGAGGGTTTGTTTCATTTCAATTGTCCTGTCGTGGGTTTAATAATCTTGACCAGCTTTTGCGGGTTGTGCGCCAAGGAATTGAGGGTTATAGGGTGCGTTATGTTTCCACGCCATCTCTGCTTGCATTGCCTCCCACTCTTTAACAGTAATCATCTTTACTGCCACTTCGTCCCAACGGCTAAAGTGATTGAATGCGTTAGCGGCTTGCTTGATAGTCATTGGCATAGTTGGCTTCCACATTTTTAGTGCGCCAACATAAGTGTCCATGCGGATCACGATCCATTCTTTACGTCCATTGGGGTTAGGGCAACCCATCCTAGATTTTTTTCTTACTACTGTTCCGTCTGATGTTGAATGTGTCATTTCAATTGTCCTGTAAAGGTTGAAAGGGATGGGGCTTGCGCCCCGTGGGTGTTACTTGCGTTCTACTGTAAGAACTAAATTGCCATCAACGATTTCAAATAAAATTGCTTTAGCAATATTTAGAGTTTGGCGTGAGCGTTCTTCATCACCATGAGAAAGTAACTCTTGTGCGTCTGACAATAAACCAGCAACAACCATACTTGCGCCAGTAAATTTATAAGTAGTGGATTGTTTTACTGACTCTATATAAGCATCAATATCAGCGAATCCATACATTTGAATATTGAATTGCTCTTGTGTAGTGACTAAGACGTTTGCGTTCATTTCGTTTCTCCAGTTTGTTGACCTTGCGGCGTGATGTGCAGAGAACCTATTTCCCTGCCCATGACCAGAATTCTAGCAAAAAACTAGAGGTTTCTAGCGTTTTGATAGAAATATTTAAAAATAATTGCTATCGGTATCCCTAATAGGGTTTGCACCTATATCTACAGAGTTCTATCTTTCTGCTAGACTCGCTACCCTATGAACATACCTCACATTTCCCCCGAAGAACGCAGAGAACTGGCTGAAAAAGTTGGTTTGAGCGAACAATATATCTACCAATGCCTGACAGGAAGGCGAGAAATGAGTGCTTGGCAAGCTGTCTGGGTTGAGCAAGAGTCAGGTGGCAAGATCACCAGAAAGATGCTCTGTCAGGGGTCTTGGCAAGCCATTTGGCCTGAACTGGTGGAGGCACAAGCATGAGTAGTTTGACAAACATATTCCCCAACGGGTTTGCGGCGGCTACAGATAGCCAAGACCTAGTGAGTCCTATCGAGGGATTCACCAAGCATTGCGAGGCACAAGGGCTGGTGATTAGAGACTTGATAGCAGATGGCGAGATACATCGTGTACCTCACATATCTTCTAAGAAGGGTGCAGTTGATGGTTGGTATATCTTGCACCTGTCAGGCAAGATTCCTGTGGGTGTAGCAGGCTGTTGGAAGGAGCCAACCTTTGAGTCAAAGTGGATGGCAGATATTGGGCGCAGTATGTCTTTCTCAGAGAGACTAGAGCATGACAAGTGGGTAGGAGAGTTCAAAGCCAAGCGTGAAGCTGACAGGGTGGCAAGCCAACAGGTGGCGGCTGAGAAGGCAGAGGATGAAGTTTCAACTTATGCTGATGCGTCAGCAGACCATCCGTATTTGGTGAGGAAGAGGATCGAGCCTCACGGGATAAAGATTGATCGTGCAGGCAGACTGGTTGTGCCTGTGAGTGATAACCAAGGGGAAATCTTGTCGTACCAAACGATTGACGCAGAGGGAAACAAGCGGTTTTTGAAGGGTGGCAAGATCGAGGGTGGTTTTTATGAACTCAGAGGAAATCGCAAGGTAATCTTCATTGGTGAAGGGTTCGCAACCTGTGCGAGTATTCACCAAGCGACAGGGTTCACCACTCTTGTGGCGTTTGACTGTGGCAACTTAGCCAAGGTAGCCAAGAGTGCCAAGGAAATGTTCTTGGGTTCTCGGATTGTTATCTGTGCGGACAATGATCAGTTCACGGAAGGAAATCCTGGCATTACCAAAGCGAAAGCGGCGGCAGGGTTGGTGTTTGGGGAAATTGTGTATCCAACATTTAATGAGTCTGATCTGCCAAGCAAACCAACAGACTTCAATGACTTGCACACTCTCCAAGGGATAGAGGCAGTCAAGGAACAGATTGAGAGAGTGGCTCTGCCTGCCATAGATAAGTTGGCGTTTGAGTTCACCAGAGCAGATAGTTTGGAACTCACGGAGATCAAGTGGGTGGTGGATGATTACATCGAGGCAGATTCGTTGGCACAGGTCTTTGGAGATCCAGGCGGTGGAAAGAGTTTTGTCGCCATCGACTTGGCTTGCTGTGTGGCAACTGGCAAACCTTGGCATGGGCATGATGTCAAGCAGGGTAGCGTGTTCTATATCGCTGGCGAAGGACACAATGGCTTGGCTAGGCGGCTGAAGGCATGGCAGATAGGCAACGGCACATCTCTAGCTGGTGTGCCTCTCTACAAGTCCCACAGGGCGGCTCAGTTGTACGATGCAACAGAGGCGGCAGTTGTGGCTGAGTCGATTAAGCAGTTGTCAGCAGAGGCGAACTGCATACCAAGCATGATTGTGATTGATACCTTAGCCAGAAATCATGGTGGAGATGAGAACTCGACTCAGGATATGAATGCGTTTATTCAGCATCTGGATGTCTATCTGCGCCAACCTTGGAAATGCTGTGTCATGGTGGTTCACCACTCAGGAGTTGCAGACAAAGATCGATCCAGAGGGTCAACAGCCCTAAAGGGTGCGCTAGATGCTGAGTACAAGTGCCAACTGGATTCAGGCACAAAGACCATAGCTTTCGAGTCCAAGAAGATGAAGGATGCGGAAATGCCAAGTCCCAAGAACTTCCAGATCACCCAAGTTGATCTACCCATTAACAACAAGAACGGGATGCCAGTCAAGGGTGCATACCTGACAGCGGTAGACATCAGCGGTCTGGTTAGCCAAGTCCAAAAGAAGACTTACCTATCACCAAACCAGAAACAAGTGATGGAGTGCTTGGTGATGTTGGAGGTCAGCTTGCACCAGAATCACCAGTTACGGCCAGTTGGATATGACGAGTGGCGAGACTCAGCCAAGGAGCATGGAGTTAAGAACAACAGATTCTGGGAAGTAGTAAAAAGTATGATATCTAAGGATTTGGTGGTTGAGGTGGATGGTGGTTACAAGAGCAAAAATAGCCAGCCAAGTGAGGTGAAGGTTGATTGATTTGCATCCGAAGTCATCCGAAGTCATCCGAACAAGGATGATTCGGATAATAAGGATAGCATCCGAATCATCATCCGAAGTCATCCGAAACCATCCGAAACCATCCGAAGTCCACCCTGCCAATCATCCGAATCCTTCCTCCTGTGTCTATAGACACAGGAAGGATCGGATGGCGGATGGATCGGATGATCAGGATCGGATAGGGAATTCTAGGGTTGGGTTGGTGTTTGGTGAAGAAGGTAAAAAATGATTGAAATAAGGATAGAAATGAAGATTGTCTCAATTGCGAACTTAAGACTACATTGGGCTGTTAAGGCTCGTTTGGCGAAAAGTCAAAGGCAAAAGGCGTTTAACGCCTTGGCGAGTATTGCTACGCCGCCTCCATTACCCTTGACCTTGGTGCTAACGAGGATTGCGCCCAGACAGTTGGATGGAGATAACTTGCAGTCTGCGTTCAAAGCTACCCGTGATGGTGTCGCTGATTGGCTTTGTGTTGATGACGGCGATAAGCGACTTGATTGGCAGTACAGGCAAAGGAGCGGTGGTGCGAAGGTTTATGCTGTTGAGTTGGAGGTGATATGAGAGGCAGACCAGCTAGTCCGAAGGTTAGATACTTCCAGCGGCAGTTGGGTAGCGCAGAGCGTAAGGTGATGTTGCTGGCTGGGTCTGGCGATATATCGCTTGGCTTCCTAGAAATCATAGATACTTACCGCCATTTTTATGGCCTTGGTTTACGCCCCGATACGCCCCTAGAGGATGTTGTCCTAGTCATCCCCAAAGGCAGGCGAAATAACGCCAGCAAGACCCCTTCTAATGCGTCTGGTGATGCTTCCTGATGGAGTTTGCTTGATAGCCTTCTTTAATAAATATAAATAGTTAATTTTTGGGTTAGTACCCGTGAAATGCACCAACCGACCCTTTTATATTTTTAAACGGCCAAAAATTAACCGACCAGTCGGTCGGCTAACCCAGTTATCCACAGGGCAAACGACCAGTTATCCACAATTGCTGTGGACTGTGCGGAAACGCAACACAATTCTCTGTATAACCTGTGCATAACTACAAAATAACTTTACATAATGGATATTGTATAAAGCAGACCGACAAAACTGTTCGGGTTTTCCCGTAGTCTTTGGTTTTTGTATGGGGGGGGCGGGGGTCGGCCTCGCCCAAGGTTTTTACAGTACCCGCCTCCCCACAAAAAAAGCGAAATTGAAAAAATCGACTTTGCTGGGATTGTTTTTTAAAAAAGCGTTTGATATAGTTCGCCCCCATGACCATAAATATTACGCAACGCAATGTAAGCGAATTAATTCCTTACGCCCGTAACAGCCGCACACACAGCGAGGAACAGGTAGCGCAGATAGCGGCAAGCATAAAAGAGTTTGGCTGGACTAACCCTATCTTGGTGGATGGGGAGGGCGTGATTATTGCGGGGCATGGAAGGCTGATGGCGGCTCGCAAGCTGGGGTACACGCAAGTACCGACGATAGAACTTAAAGATTTAACGGAGACACAGAAGAAGGCTTACATCATTGCCGACAACCGATTGGCGTTAAACGCTGGCTGGGACAACGAGATGTTGACCATTGAGTTGAATGAACTTCTGGCGGACGGATTTGCGTTGGACATATTGGGCTTTGATACTAAGGAGTTGGATGCCTTGTTGGAGCCTGAGATGCTGGAGGGTCTAACGGATGAGGATGCTGTACCAGATGTGCCAGAGGAGCCTAATACCAAACTTGGTGATATTTACTTACTTGGCAAGCACCGACTGATGTGTGGTGACTCTTGCAGTTTGACCGACATGGAGAAACTGTGCAATGGTCAGCTTGTGGATATGTGGCTAACTGACCCTCCATACAATGTTGCAGTTCAGGGTGGCAACCATGGCAACCCAGAGCGAAAAAATGGATTAAAAATCCTTAATGACAAAATGCCTGATGAAGAATTTAGGCAATTCTTAAGGGATGCCTATGTGACCGCCGACTTGGTGATGAGGCCAGGGGCGGTGTTCTACATCTGGCATGCCGACTCAGAAGGATATAACTTTAGGGGTGCGGCTAAAGATGCTGGTTGGGCTGTGCGCCAATGCCTTATATGGAAGAAGTCATCTATTGTGATGGGCAGGCAGGACTACCATTGGAAGCATGAGCCTTGTCTGTATGGATGGAAGGAAGGTGCAGGCCATCTATGGGCTACTGACCGCAAGCAAACCACTATCTTGGAGTTTGATAGACCCAGCAGGAATGGCGAACACCCAACAATGAAACCCGTGGCTTTATTTGAATACCAAATGTTAAATAACACCAAGGGTGGTGATATTGTTTTGGACTCGTTTGGTGGAAGCGGAACGACCATGCTGGCGGCTGAAAAGAACGGACGCAAAGCCTATCTAATGGAACTAGACCCCAAGTATTGCGATGTAATAGTAAAGCGATGGGAAGAATTCACAGGGAAGAAGGCGGTGTTATTGAATGAACAAGATGAACTTGCAGACGCTTGATCATGTTCCAACGCTAGAACAGCGCAAGCTGGTCGAGTCCACTAGCGGTATTGGATTGCCTTATAACGAGATTGCCGCCTTGGTGGGCATTGATGAGTACACGTTGCAGGAGCAGTATGAGAGGGAGTTAGAGTTAGGGCAGGCAAAGGCTAATGGGCAGATTGCTAAAGCGATATATGCAAAGGCGTTGGACGGGGATGCCGCATCTTTGAAGCTGTGGTCTGAGAATCAGAACAAGATTAAACGAGGCAGGGGCAGACCCAAGGGGTCATTTAAAAGCCCCATGCACAAATTTGCTGACCATCCCAATGGTGAGTTAATACCTAAGTCTGACAATCAAAAAATAAAAGAGCTAAAAAGACTTCTTTTAGATAGTGCTGGTAGCAATGTTGTTACTAAGGCGATTGAGATTGCGTTAAATGATGACCATCCATCTCAGGCGGCAATGATTAAGCTGTGCATGGATAGGATGTTGCCTGTCAGTATGTTTGAGAAAGAAAGAAATATCAGGGGTGCTGTATCGATAACGATTACTGGCATTGGCGAGACCAAGATATCTGAGGAATCAATAATAGAGGCAGAGGATATAGAGGCTAGAGATGTCTGATTTAAATTTTAGTCTACTGCCTTGGCAACAAGAGGTATTCGTCAACGACACAAGGTTTAAGGTTATCGCCGCAGGCAGGCGCTGTGGTAAGTCTAGGCTTGCCGCCACAACGCTTTTGATCGAAGCCCTTAAGTGTCCAGCGGGAAGCGCAGTCTTGTATGTCGCACCTACCAACGGACAAGCTAGACAGATTATTTGGCAAGTCTTGATGGAGTTGGGGCGGGATATTATTCAGAATGCTCATATCAACAATCAGGACATCACCACTATTAACGGAGCCACCATCTACGTTCGTGGCGCAGACCGCCCCGACACTTTGCGTGGTGTTTCTCTCACCTACGCTGTTCTTGACGAAGTAGCAGACATAAAACCTGAGACTTGGGAGCAAGTTATTCGAGCCTCACTCAGCGACAAAAAAGGCAGAGCCATGTTCATTGGTACGCCAAAGGGCAGAAACTGGTTCTATGACCTATACAAGTTAGGGCAGTCTGAAGACGATGCCGATTGGAAGTCTTGGCACTTCACTACCAAAGACAATCCCCTGATTGACCCAACTGAGATTGAGTCAGCCAAGAAAACCCTATCTACCTTTGCTTTCAAGCAAGAATACATGGCTAGTTTCACCAATGCTGGTAGCAATGTGTTCAAGGAAGAATGGATTAAGTACGGGGAAGAACCTCAGTACGGCAGTTACTACTTAGCCATTGATTTAGCAGGATTTGAGGAAGTTGCCAAACAAGCGGCTAATTCTAAGAAGAGGCTAGACCAGACGGCTATTGCTGTGGTCAAGGTAACTGAAGACGGCAAATGGTTTGTCAAAGAGATTGTTTATGGGCGTTGGGACATCCGTGAGACTGCGGCAACCATCCTGATGAAGATGCGAGATTACAGACCTTTGGCTGTTGGAATTGAGCGAGGTGCGTTAAAAAATGCAGTTTTGCCATATTTATCTGACTTAATGCGTAAAAATAATGTATATTCGCATATAGTTGACTTAACGCATGGCAACAGGAAAAAGGCTGACAGAATTATCTGGAGCCTCCAAGGTCGATTTGAGCATGGGCGTATTGTGCTGAACTCTGAGGAGGATTGGGATGAATTTAAAGATCAACTTCTTTTATTTCCCGCCATTGGAGTGCATGATGACTTGCCAGATGCTTTGTCATATATTGACCAGTTAGCCGTGACTTCTTACTTTGAAGATGTTGAAGAAGATGAGTGGGAGCCAGTTGACATAATTAGTGGGGTTTAAATGGCAACAGACAAAGAAGTGAAGATCGAAGATCAGGGTAGTTACGATGAGCCTACACAGGCTGACAAAGACTTAACTGCCTTTGTTGTTGACCATTGTGATCGTTGGCGTGATTACAGAGATACCAACTTCCTTCCCGATTGGCTAGAGTACGAGCGTATCTTCCGTGGCGAATGGGCAGTAGAAGACAAAACCCGTGAATCTGAGCGTAGCCGTATTGTTACCCCTGCTACTCAACAAGCAGTTGAGACTCGCCATGCTGAGATTATGGAAGCAATCTTTGGTCAGGGCGACTTCTTTGACATTGAAGACAACATCCAAGATGTCAATGGCAACCCCATAGATGTGGAGATGATTAAGCGTCAACTCACAGAAGACTTCAAGAAAGACAAAATCCGTAAAGCAATCGATCAGATTGAACTAATGGCTGAAATCTATGGCACAGGCATAGGCGAAGTTGTGGTGATGACTGAGAAAGAGTTTGTCCCTGCAACTCAGCCAATCCCTAACCAGATGGGGCAAGCGGCTATTGGAGTGTTAGAGAGAGAAAGAATTTCTGTCAAGATTTCTCCTGTAAATCCAAAGAACTTCTTGTTTGACCCCAATGGTGTTTCTGTAAGCGACTGTATGGGTGTGGCGATTGAGAAATATGTCTCTATCCACAAGGTTGTCCAAGGCATTGAGGCTGGCATCTATCGTAAGGTAAACATCACCACTACTGGTGACGATTCTGATCTAGAGCCTACCCAAGAGGTAAGCCAATACCAAGATGAGAAAGTCTTGTTGTTGACCTACTACGGCTTAGTGCCACGTGAATACCTAGAGAATCTAGAAGAAAACAAAGACATTGTTGACCTTTTCCCAGATAACTCTGAGGCAGAGGAATATTCTGACTTGGTAGAAGCCATTGTGGTCATTGCTAATGATGGTCAACTGCTAAAGGCTGAAGCCAATCCCTACATGATGAAGGATCGTCCCGTCTTGACCTATCAAGATGACACAGTTCCTAATCGTTTGCTAGGCAGAGGCACAGTAGAAAAAGCGTTCAATATGCAAAAGGCTATTGACGCACAGACTCGCTCACATCTCGACTCCCTTGCGCTTACCACTAGCCCCATGATTGCTATGGATGCT